CGCGACTATCGCAGGTATTAACGCTTCTAATGTTGCAACTGGAACTATTTCTGACAACATAGTTAGAGGTTTGAACGAAGATGTCAATGTTGTTGCTTCTGCGGCAACTGGAACAATTAACTTTGAGGTTGCAACTGCGTCAATTTGGTACTACACCACAAACGCGACAGCCAACCACACACTAAACTTTAGATACTCAAGCACCGTTTCTCTGAATACTTTTATGAATACAGGTGATTCACTTACTGTCGTTTGGCTCAACACAAATGGAACAACCGCGTACTATCCAAGCGCATTTCAAATTGATGGTTCTTCGGTAACTCCTAAAGTCCCCGCCGCTATTACTGGTGGTAATGCCTCGGCTATTGATGCATATTCATTTACTATTATTAAAACTGGCTCTGCCGCATTTACCGTCTTAGAAACACAAACCAAGTTCGCATAAAGGAGATTTCATAATGCCTATGATTGGTTCATTCGCAAGTGGCTCCGCTAGAGGAGTTGGCGGGTTGCGTACTTTTGCACCCCCAATAAACCCCCTTCTTGCTGATTTTTTAGTTATCGCTGGCGGCGCGGGTGGTCGGCATGTTATGGGCGGCGGCGGTGGTGCTGGTGGATATAGAACATCCGTTGGTACAACAGGCGGCGGCGGTGCTACTCAAACAGGAATAACTTTTACTTTATCGACAAATTACGCTGTTCAGGTTGGAGCGGGTGGCTCGGCGACAAATGGAAGTGCTTCTAACTTTAGTAACATTGCTACTGTTGGTGGTGGCACGGGAGGAGTTCGATATTCAGCAAATTCTTCATCTTCAGGTGGCTCAGGTGGCGGTGGTGGCGGTGACGAAACTAACGCAGACAATGTAAGTTCTGGCGCGAGTGGAACTGCCAATGAAGGTTATGCGGGAGCAAATGGTAGCGGCGGCACCTATCGCAATGGCGGTGGCGGGGGAAGTGCATCAGAAACACCACCTACGGCTGTTTCTACGGGCGGCATCGGGCGTGGTGGAAACGGTTTAACTTCAACCATAGATTCTGTTCAAAGAGGTGCTGGCGGCGGCGGTGGAAGTCAATACGGTGGCTCAAACACAGGTCCAGGTGGCGCTGGCGGCGGTGGAACAGGTGGAAGTTACGGACTAGCACCTAATAACGGTGCCGTAAATACGGGTTCAGGCGGCGGCGGTGGTGGTTACGCTGGCGCTGGCGAAAACAGTTCAAATGGTGGGTCGGGAATTGTTGTTTTGAGATATTCAGATGTAAGAACCATAACAATTGGTGCTGGTCTTACGGGAACTACCACAGCAACGGGCGGTTACAAAATTACTACTATCACCGCTGGTAGTGGAAATGTGAGTTGGGCATAATGGCGCATTATGCTTTTTTGAATCAAGATAATATAGTAGTCAAAGTTTTAACAGGTGTAGATGAAAATGTAACGCAAATTGATTCCGATGGGACTTTAGTAGGTGGCTCAAGTGAGGCGTGGGAGGCATTTTACGAATCTCAACCTTGGAATGAAGGTTTAACTTGTAAACGCACTTCTATAAACCGAAATTACAGGAAAAACTTTGCTGGTATTGGCAACTATTATGATGAAACCCGCGATGCTTTTATACCAGAAAAACCTTTTAATTCTTGGGTTCTAAATGAGACTACCTGTCGTTGGGAAGCGCCTGTGCCATTTCCGCCTTTAGATGGCTCTATTTACACTTGGAGCGAAGAAGGGCTAGACTGGATTCTCGCTGAATAATAATTGTTGTGGAGGAAAAAATAATTACAAAAATAATTTTTATTGACACAATAGGTTTACCAAAAGAAGTTTATCCGATACCCGCCTCTAAAGAAATACCTGATTGGTTGAAGAAAACTGAGTCTTACATTGGCGGTGAAAAAAAACCTAATGGAGATGCGGTAACTACCGCAACGATAAAAAAATGTATGCCTGTTTTTGATGCAATAACGGCTGGTTATATTATTCCTCTGCCAGCAGATGTTTATGTAAGTAAAAAAATTGTGGACGGCGAAGAAACGCAATGGTTTGAATGGGCTAATTACAATCTTATAGAGTTTCACCCATTTAGACAAGCCAGTTTACATCCAGCAGGTAATTCTTACCCTTTTCCTAAGTTTGCTAATCCGTGGGGCGTTAAAACTCCAAGAGGATATTCTAGTCTCTTTGTCCAACCATTTCATAGAGATGCTCCATTTACTATTTTTCCAGGCATTGTAGATACAGATACTTATACAACACCAGTAAATTTTCCAATGACAATAAATGATTTAACTTTTGAGGGTTTAATAGCCAAAGGAACTCCAATGGTACAAGTCATTCCTTTTAAGAGAGACTCTTGGGAAATAAGTTTTGGTAAAGAAAAAGAATTGCAAGACCAACGAGAACAAAAACTGATGTTAAAAAGCAAATTTTTTGATAAATATAAAAATATGTTTTGGGTTAAAAAAGATTATTTATGACAAAGAAAGATTCTAAATGAAAACTACGATTATTTATTGGGCTGTTTATTCAAGTTTAGAATTACAAACCCGCCAAAGTCTTGCAATGAAAGACATTGAATCAATCCGCAAAAACCTTGCCTCAAAAGTAAATTCAGCGAATAACAAATCAAGTTATATGGCTTGTGTTTCTTACCATGAGTATTTCAAAAATACATATTTGCTAAAACACCCATACACTACGGAATGGCACTATGATACAAACGGCAGTAATGATTTATTTAATCTAAGGTTAAATGATTCTGCTTTTATGAATTCATATTTAGTTGATTACGATTTACAATGGATATTTTTTAGTGAAGATGATGTGGAATTAGAAACAACACCTGCTTTCTTTCATCAAAAAGAATCTGATAAATACGGATATATCCTCGCGGGTTCTTTTAATATATCTAAATGGTTTAGACCTGTTTCCCTGTCTTGGCAATTATGGGAAAATGTAAATGAAATAAAATTCAAAGAAGATGATGTTATTGCTTATCTAAAATTCAAAACAAAAAATAAAATAAAATTACAAAAATTTGAATTAACCCCAAAATTAGAAGAAATAATAAATGGTTGCACAAGCGTAAAACAAATTTTACCTAATTTGCCTCTATCTGAATTATATGAAAGGTTTACAAAATCAAACCGAAACAAAATAATTATGCGTGAAATAAATGCTAATATGTAATATAATACATAAGATTAAACCTAGCAATAAATCTAAAAAATTGCCTAACAATAGCGATATTGACTGGGCTAAGCAGAATAAGATGCTTAGAGATGCAAGGTGGGAGCAACGAGGGCAACCAGAAAAGACAGTATGGTGGTCAATCTAGCCCACGCTATACTTCACCATAGAAGCGTTTGATAGGAGTACAAAATGGCAGGTACAACAACTAAGGGTCTAAGATACCCAACCGCGGGTGATAACCCTGCCGTTCACACAGATTTTCTTAATCTTGCGGGTGATATTGATACCCTTTTAGACTCCTACATAAGCACAACAAACCTTGTTAATTTAACCTTTGAAGGTTCAACAGCGGATGCTTTTGAAACCACACTCACAGTTGTAGACCCAACAGCAGACCGCACAATTACTTTTCCCGATGCAACTGGAACGGTTGCCTTACTCACCGCTACTCAAACTTTTACAAATAAGACTCTAACCTCCCCAGTAATTACAGGCGGAACCTTAACTAGCGCAACAATTACTTCAGGCACTTTGGGTAACGCTTTAGCGGCGGGTGGTTTTAAGATTACTGGACTTGCTAATGCAAGCCAAGCAACAGACACAGATGCAGTAAATGTGCTTACTTCCCAAAATGATGCCCGAACAGTTGGATTTTTGCTTGGCGGTATGTAATGACTTTTACTTACTCAAATGACCCATCTACCTCAACCCGTAACAAGGTGAGGTTTCTCATCAACGATGTTGATTCTAACGACCCTTTGTTCAATGATGCTGAGTTGGATTATTTAATTGCTGAGTGGAGCAATGTGTATGAAACTTGTCGTGCCGCGTGTGAAACTCTTGTTGCTCGTTTTAGTCGTCTAGCCGATTCAACTTCAAAAAGCGTAGGAGACATTTCGGTATCTGAGTCTTACACCGCTAAGTCAAAGCAATACCAAGACCTTGCTAATAACTTCCTTCAGCGCCGTATGCGTAAAACACCTCCTACTATGTGGGCTAACGCTGATTCCCTTCTTTCAACTAACGACAGAATGGTTGATGATTACAACACAGACTTCTTTGCTGGAATTCACGATAATCCAAATAGCAATTATTTAGATAAACCAGTTAATAGTTAGGTCGGTAGTCATGGCAGACGCTATCTACTCAAAAGTTTTAGAATTTATGACCGATACGGTCACATTTACGGGTAAGAGTTCGGTTGATAAATACAACAAACCAACTTTTGCTGGAACCGTGACTTCTGCCGTCGGGCGTCTTGTTTATGGCGCATCAAAAACTTATGATGTCCAAGGAATTGAAGTAACCGATATTGGATATTTTATTACTTATGGTCCTCAAATAACACTAACTGCTGGTCATAAGATGGTTTTTGGCGCAAAAACATTTACAATCAATGGCGTCGATAACATTTCAGATGAAAACGGAGCGCATCACACAGTCATTCGTTTTGGGCATTAACCATGGCTGATTATACTTTTACTTTAGAAGGTGGCGATGAGTTGCTCAACATGCTCAAAACCGTCCCGCCCGAAGCCGCGCAAGTTGTAGGACAGGCAATTCTTGAAGAAGCAACAAATATTTTTAATAAATCTCAAATTTTGGTTCCAGTTGATACGGGCGCACTTCGCGGTTCGGGTGGCGTTTCAGCACCTATTTATTCAGGAGGCGGCGTGGCAGTTGATGTCTTTTACGGTGGACCTGCCGCCTCGTATGCCCTCATAGTCCACGAAATACAAGAGTATTATCACAACCCACCAACACAGGCTAAATATCTGGAACAACCATTCATGGAGGCTTTGCCAAATATCCAGAAAAATATGGCAAGTAGAATTATCAACCTCATCCAACAAAAGGCGGGTCAATAATGGCAACAATCCTTGAGTCCATTGGGGATTACTTAGTCACCAATAGTCTTGGAACTTTAGGCACAACTTTGTTCTTAGGTACTTTGCCAGAAACCCCAGATGAGTGTGTGGCTGTTTATGAAAATGCTGGCTCTCCATCCGCCTTCACCATGGGAACTGGTGGCATTGTTATTGACTATCCAATGATTCAAATTATCGCTCGGGCAGGTCGTGAGGACTACCCAACTGCCCGAGATAAGGCAGAATCAATCCGTGTTTTATTGGCGTCGGTGCTTGACACTACAATTTCTTCTGTCAAAATTATGCGTATCGAACCAATGGGTTCTGTGAACCCGCTTGGAGTTGATGGTAAATATCGTCCATTAGTGTCGGTGAATTTCCGATGTCTAGTGAGGACATAGTTACGGAGCCGTCGGCTCCCCTAGAGAGAGTGGCTGATGCTTATGGCAGGAACGCAACAACCGATGAGTTCCAACGATGCTGGAAATGTGACAGGCTCCTCTTCGAAAGTGCGACGCGCCCATGGAGTATCAGATGTCCCCGCTGTAAATCCAAAAATAAATCAGGATGAGTTCACCCACGCTTTAGATGACCTTATTGGTTTAGGGCGAATCAATGATGGATGCTCAGTCGGAAGAATTACAAGAGAACTTCCCGAACCATCACAAACAAAATTCAAAGAAGCCTTGTTGAATGAAAAAGTAAACTCTGCTCGCTTAGTGGAGGTGTTAGCAACTTTTGACATTACGGTAGGCTCTGATGTTATGCGCCGTCACCGCAGACGGCTACTTGGTAAAGATGGGTGTAAGTGTCCGCGTGAGTCTTGATGATGCCTTAGACAATCTCCTCAAAACGACAGAGATTGCTTCAGTTCAAAAGAGTGAGCCACGGCAAAGACAAGCCGAATGGCAACCTGGGGTCACTTGGAATGGTGATGAAGGTTCTATTACAACTGCCCCAATTGAAGGCGATTCACACCCAGATTGGTCAGGTGTTTTGCGGATGTGGGGGCTTGACCCTGAGAATTTTGCTGTTGTTGAACCCGTTCTTTTCAATGTATGGGGCGACACTATGGGGATTCTCAACCGTCAATGGAAAGGCAAAGTTGTCAGAAAGGGCGCCAAAGAAAACGCCGATATAGAAGCCTTGATTCAAGAAATAAGAAAACATAAACCAAGACCTTCAAAACCTTTTATTGGTAGCGCAAGTCTTGTTGTATGCGCTTCTGACTGGCAGGTGGGTAAAAGAGATGGTGATGGACTCAAGGGATTAGTGGGACGCTGGCTTCAGGCTATTGACGATGTTGAGTTGAGATTAAAAGAATTGCGTAAAATGGGACGACCTATTGATTCAATTACCGTCCTGTGTTTAGGGGATTTAGTTGAAGGATGCGATGGTCATTACGATATTCAAACTTTTACAGTTGAACTAGATAGGCGCGACCAAGTTAAAATTGCCCGCCGATTACTCAGGGATGCTTTGATTCGATGGTCAAAAATAGTGCCAGAAATTACAGTAGCCGCGATTGGTGGAAACCACGGAGAGAACCGAAAGAACGGTAAAGCCTTTACAACCCTTGGCGATAACGATGATGTCGCTCTCGTTGAGTCCGTTGCTGAAATTTTTGGTGCTAATCCAGATACTTACAGTCATATCAAGTTTGCTATCCCAACCGATGAGTTGAGCCTTACCCTTGAAGTGAAGGGAAAAATTATTGGCATAACTCATGGTCATCTTGCCCGTGCTGGAGCAGGTCCAGAGGCAAAATTGCGTCGCTGGATTGCTGACCAGACTCTAGGGCGTCAAGCAATTGGAGATTGCGATATTTTAGTATCGGGTCATTACCACTCATTCAAACTAGCAGATTGGGGAGGAGTCAAATGGATTCAAGCACCAGCACTAGACGGGGGGAGCGTATGGTGGAGACAATCAACGGGGGAGATTGCGGATGTGGGAGTCCTAACATTTGTAGTGTCGCAGGAGGGCATCAGCGACCTCCAGTTGCTCAAATGAACGACCCTAGGGACATTGCCCTCCATGCGGCTGAACTCGTCTCAGGAGAGCGTCAGAAGGCTTATGGACACCCTTTAGATAATTTTGCTAGAGCAGGACTTATATGGGAAGCCATCCTTGGAGTTCCCGTAAGCGCTGAGCAGGTAAGTCTATGTATGGTTGGTATGAAGATTGCCCGAGAAGCCCATCTGACCAAGCCAGATACAGTCGTAGATGGAGTTGGATACTTTCTTACTTTAGCGATGATTCGTGAAGAACGCGCTCGCAGAGAATCTTTGTAAAAAACTAAACTGATACAATAAACCTACTGTGCGCTAGTCGCCCGAGTTTCGTCTTACCTCCGTGTCCGTGTGACCTAGACGGTGACTTGGGCTACCCATGCACCGTTACTAGGAGGTTTAGATGGGTTATAGAGTATTAGCGGGAATTGATT